GTCATTTCTCTCAAATCCGGCTTTGATCTGCAAATAGGTCTCTGTATCAAAACCTACGTTGTACTTATAATCGAAATTTGACTCGCCATTTTCGTTTAAGGCGGGCAAATTAATGACTTCATAGGGTATCGTGCCATCGGTCTCCAATATCGACAATCTGACCCCAATAGGATCGTTTACAGACCATCTTGTGCCGTTCCATAACTTCTTTGATCCCTTTTTACACCTTGACAAAAGGTCATTAGAGACTTTCATCCACAGGGTCGCCATTCTATCTTTAGACAATGCCTCTTCGATGCCACTACACAGGTCGTCAGCCATCAATATCCCGGTACAGTCACATGCTCCGTTAAGAGTTCCGTCAATCGACCTACAAGTGACCGTGGGATATCTCATCTTCCTCTCAATATCCACCGTCTGATACTGGGCGTTGATCTTTACGATATCTTCATCAAAGCATTTCGCCCAATGATAGGTCACATCGTCTTTCATTACTTCCAGCAGACCATTATAAAATGACTTCGTGACCGTATCGGAGAACGCTGAATAAAGATTAGAGCTTAAAGGGTGTCTCCCCGCTATCCAAGTCATAAAAAATAACAGTAGGGTCGTCTTTCCCGTTCGGGGCGGCTGACTCACAAAGAGTTCCATTATCTCCCCGTCCTCTAACCTTTGAAGAGCATCGACCAAAGGTTTTAAGGTCTTGCGTCTCGGCTGGTAAAACCTTTCCTCGGGAGGTCTATCTATCTCCATATATAGTAAATATTGTTCAAAATTGTCATAAGCCCCATACTTTAGGGACTTCATATAAAGGTCGTAGTAGTTCTCTATCTCACTCTCGTCACAGCCTTTCATACATTTCTTTATGATCGGCTGGATAGACAAGTTAGCCTTTACAAATCGAGGATTACGCTCCACGGCATCCAAACAGCCGAAAAAGTCATAGAACTTCTCTACGCTCGGTTTCTTCTTTAAAGTCCCGGCTATCCTCATACCCAGTTCTATGACTTCTTTTTTCTGATCCTCAATCGTCATCCACTACCGCCCTATACTTTGCCTGTAAGGTCTTTTTGTCTGTCTCGATGTGCCCTTTAAACGAAATCTCACTCTGGTCTTTATACCCAAAATGGTTCTTTAGCAAGAAAATGCCCGTGACCGGATTGATCCTCTGCTCCATCATCATCTCGATCATTATTGACTCTACCATCGAGATGCCTTTTAGTAACGCTGCTCTGACCTCATCCGTCTTTCGTTTATCATTTATAAGCTCATTTAAGCCGTCAGGTGTCGTCCCCAACGCCAACGCATAAGCCGACAAGTTAACTCTGACTCCATCTTCTTTACATTTCGTCAGATACTCCATCGTCCTACGCCCGATAGACTCCGCATCCCATACCTCTAACGGGGGCATCATAGCAAGACCCGCCGTATGATCTATATGCCGGATGTTCGCTTGCCGCCTCTCTTCATCTATCGCTGTTGCTGTCTTACTTATCTCTTCCATTTCTATCCCTCTATACTATTAAATACTACTTATTTTCTGATATTTCAATGATTTATCCACTAATTGTCTGATTATTTGTAAATTGTCTGACAACTTCGTTAATTGTGTGAAAAGCAGACACAAATTAAAAATCGCTTTGTATTCCGCCCGTGGACGCACCTATACCAAACCCGCACAGTTGACACGTTTCTAAATTGTGTACACAATTCTAAAGTTAGGAACAAACAGAGGTTCAGCCGAGCGATTCAGAGGGGAGGGAGGGCGGAAAAGGGTCTTTTTGGAGAAAATTTGGTGGAGGGGCATCTCCCAGCCGCCCCCGAACGTACGTTCCCCCGCTCCCCCGTCAGCCCGTCAGATCATCCCCGCCCCGTTGCTGGGAGTTGCCGGAATATTCACGGATCACACAATAGTCACGAATGTTTGCACAATTTGATCAATTTAGGAAATTGTCAGACAATTCCGGGCACCCGTCAGCCTCCGCCCCTCCGTCAGATCGTAGTAAAATTTTGTGAATTGTTTGCACAATTTGAAAAAATCCAGCCGCTGATCATCGAACGCTTGTTTGTTGGTAAAATCGCACAAATTCAGGGCTTAATATTGTACGCCAAAAATACGATCAAATTCATAAAAAACTATTGTAAATTGATATAGTAACCGATATATTAGATGTAGGGGATGACATAGCCCCGCACAACCTAATAACAAGCACACGGAGGATTAAAACATGAGTAGACTGACAAAACAGGACATAGCTAACATGATGATCAATTATTCCATTAAGAATTGGAAAAGCGTTTGTAGCGATGATGAACGGGCGGAGGCAATAGCCGCATACACGGACGACATAGACGCAATAGAGGGGTTCATAGAGGGCTTAAACGATGACTTGACGGCTTGCCCCGATGACACGGAGGCGGCGGAGCTTTTAGCCCTTGTAAAGACCTTAAAATTTTAAAATGCGGTTTTTCCGGATTTTTCGAATTTTCAAATTTTGGGAGGTAAAGACATGGAGGAATTAAAGAGGCTTGACGAATACATGGAGGCTAACGGGCTAACGGCTGAATTCATCCCCGATGAAACGGGGGAAACGTTCGGGGGGCTTAACATAGCGGGGAACCTTTACCCCGTCAAAATGACATTAGATATAGATATCCCCGATGATTTATGCAGTTTCGTTACTATCGGCGGCACGAATTATCATTTTGACTATGACGCTATATTCTACGGAGGTATTTGAAAATGACATTACTGCATAGTATAGAGGACTTGACGGCAGCAAAAATAATTTATATCGGCGGCTTTGATATTTGCGTCTTATTAGATGGAGAAACTGCGGAGGATATACACGCCGCACATTATGAACCCGCTGCGGCACCTACTGACTATTATATCTGTATAGACGGCGTGAGATACTTTTTTCAATATAGACGATATCGGCAGCATAGAGGAATATGACAGCATAGAGGAATTTGAAAACAGCTTTAATTTTTGAATTTGGGTTTTTCCGGATTTTTCGATATTTCGAATTTTGAGGTATACCCCGTAACAAAAAAGAGTAGGGCGGGGGGACGGTCTTTTCTAACGGTTCCCCGCTCAAAATTCAGACAACGGGTTCACATATAAACACTATACACACGGAGGATAATGACATGATCAAATCAAACTGCAAAAAGGCTAAAGCAAATATTCTTGCCTACGTTATGGAGTGGGCGGCGGAGTGTACTGCGGAGAATTACGACACGGAGACAACTGCGGCAAATGTTTATAGCCGCATTTGGGCTACTTATAACAATGAATATGTATGCAAGTACCGCCCCGCATGTCAGCAGTATTTTATAGAGTGGGCGGAGGGGCTGCCGCTTGACGGGCTATTCTGTTATTATTACAACCGTTCCGCTGTCGATGATGTAAAGGCTATTTTGGAGGAAACTGACACGGAGGCGGCACGCTATACGGAGGCGGAGGCGGCGGAGCTGTTAAGCCGTTTAATATATCGGGAGGTTTACAACGGAGCCCACAAGAACGGCGGCGGATCCTACTAAAAAATCCAGTAACTGCATACAAGCCCGCCGCCGGAAAAACCTGAAAACGGCGGCGGAGTACACGGAGGAAAAGAAAATGACCAAATACGAAACTATTCAAAATGTTATTGATAACATGACCGACAGCGAATTAATTAAACTGCATAATTCATACTGCGACACAAACTGCTACACCGATGATTTTATATATTCTATGTCGGAGTTTGATGACATAGAGGACGGGCGGACGCCGTCAGAAGTAGCGGGGGATATTTGCAGCGACTTTTCTATTAATGATAGATATTTTTACTCCGACTGCTACGGGCTACACTCTTTTAATTATGCGGGGGACGCCGTAAACAATGTAATTTTTATCCATGATATCATCCGCTACATGATCAATTCATACGATTATTTGGAGAATGATGACATAATAGACGCCGTAGACGAATTAGAGGCTACTGCGGGCGGCTATGTCGCAACGGTCGGATTTATTCGTACTGTACGCCCCGATGATCATGACATAGCATATTTTTTAACAAATCAGGACGGGGAGACCGTCCGCACGTTCTCCCGCTACGATAATAAAGAGGATATAGCGGAATACTGCGGAACGTATTCGGAGGACCCCGAAAATAAAGACCTCATTTTGTGGGCTGCGGTTGATGATAAGCCGTTTGAGGTTGTAACGATTTATGAATACGACCCCGAATATAACTATTACGAATACAACTAAACGGAGGCAACTACGGAGGGGTTCCGGATTTTATGAGGGAACCCCCGCACGGAGGATAATGACATGAGAAAATACAATTT